CCAGAACACTCCAGGCCGGGGTTAACCTTGACCGCCTGACCCTCGCGCTGGCCGATGGCGACCCGGACAAAGCGTTCCGGGCCGTGCTGACGAAAACCCGCCTCGACGACGCGATGAATCCGCTAGAAAAGACGATCCGAGACACGCTGATCCCACGCGGCGGGAGGCTTGGTGCCAGAATCCTCAATCAGCGATAAACCTCTCGGGTTCGCGTTCAACGCCAAGAACCGCGAAGCGCAGAGGATCGCGCGGGATTATGGTGCGGCGCAGATTGACCTTATTGATACGGAAACCAAGCAAGCGGTGCGGACCATCATCCAGTGGTCGATCCGTGAGGGGATCGCGCCACGCGATGCGGCGAAACTCATCAAAAAGTCCGTAGGACTCAACCGGCCGCAAATTCTGGCCTTGATCGACTATGATCGCCGATTGCCTCCCGAGATGCCGCCCGCTGTGCGGGCGAAAGCCGTCGGGAAATATCGAGGGACACTCGTAAGACGCCGGGCCCTGATGATCGCGCGGACGGAAGTGATCGACGCCCTCAACCTCGGCGCGGAAGTGGCGTGGAAGCAGGCGCAGGGCCAGGGGCTTCTCGGGACAGATGCCAAGAAGGAATGGCTCACCACGCCGGTCGGCGCGTGCAATGTCTGCCTGGCCTTGAATGGGAAGAGCGTGAAGATCGGCGCGCAGTTCCCCGGTGGTTTAAGCGGTCCCACGGCGCACCCGAACTGCCGATGCGGACTGGCTCCGGTGCCTTAATGATGATCTACCACGGAGATCATCGAAGAGTGCTCCGCGAGATCCCTGCAGAGTCTGTTTCCTGCGTAGTCACTTCACCGCCCTTCTGGACGGCTCATGGGGGTGATGAGTGGGGGGGCGAAAAGGATGCGCAGACCTACATCACGGGGATGGTGGCGCTTGGCACCGCGATCCATCGTGTTTTGCGGTGCAGCGGCACGCTCTGGCTGGTCTTAGGGGATCGCGTGCCCTGGGCAACGCTCGACGCCTTGACGGGTGAGGGTTGGCACGTTTCCAGCGTATCCGTGTGGGACATTCACGTTGTTGCCCAGCTCCATCGCACCGATGGGACAACGTCAGATGTCGTGACTCTGGGTGTGACGGACCCCTACGATGACGCGTTGACCGACCTCCCGTATGCACCACTCTCGCGACGGTTCATTCGGCAGTGCATCGAGCAGTGCACCGAAGAGGGCGATCTGGTGCTCGACCCGTGCTGCGGGACCGGGACCGTCGGCGTCGAGGCCGCGGCGCTCAAGCGGCGGTTCGTCGGGATTGAGATCAACCCGGCCTCGTGCGCCCTGGCGCGCGCCCGGACACATTGACAGGCTTTTCCCGCTCGCGTATCCTAGGAACGTCCGTGCTGAAGCCCGTTATTGATTCACTCGACCAAGTCCTGCCGGACCTGCGTCAGCATTACGTCTCCGACGGGGACACGTTCGTCCTCCAGCTCGACGGCGATCCGCACGGTTTTGTCAGTCGCAGCGCGCACGCCGAAACCGTGAACAAGGTGGCCGAGTTCCGCGATCACAATATCGAGCTCGAACAGGCGCTGGTGAAGAGCAAGGACGCGCTCCAGCGGTTCGAGTCGATTGACCCGGACGCCGCGCGGAACGCACTCGCGCAGGTCCAGGAACTCGGCAAAAAGGGCATCCGCAAAAGCGCCGATGTCGATACTGCCGTATCCTCGGCGCTCCAAAATTTCAAGGCCACGGAACTCGAACCCCTCCGGAAGCTGCTCACCGAGGAGCGCGAGGCGCGCGAACAAGCCGATCAACAAGTGGCACAGGCCGCGCTCAAGGGTGCCGTGTTGACCGCTTTCCGCGCCGCCGGGGGCCAGGATGCCGCGCTCGATTTCGTCGTCAATCGCGCGAAGGATGTCTTCTCGGTCGACGGCGACACGCTCGTGGCGAAGCCCGGACAGTATTCCACCGACTCACCCGGCGACCCCTTGGGCCTTCCTGAGTGGATGGCCACGCAGACCAAGGACATTAGTTTCGCCTTCGGCTCGTCGAACGGGGCCGGTGCGCGGCACGGGGACGGCCTCGGGACGACGGTCGCGGCAGGCGTGAAGATCCTCAAAAACCCGACGCCGCTCGAACTCGGGGCCAATGCGAAGGATATCCGCGCAGGGCGCGCGGTGATTATGAACGACTAACTATTCCCTCCAGAAGCGCCCACGGCTCGGCGAGTCGCGCGGCGCTTGATCACGGCGCGGCGCGTCGTGGCCAGCCTCCGGCGGAAGCTGCCTGAGTCAGATTTTTTTGAAAAGGAGCTTTTGTCATGGCCGGAACCCTCGTTACCACCAACGTCGTCCAAACAGCCGTCGCGATGGGCCTTGACGCCCTTCGCCAGAACGTGGTCCTCCCTCGGATCGTCAATCGTTCCTATGAGGACCGTATCGGCCCGAGTCAGCGGCAAGGCTCGACCGTGAACGTCGCGGTCCCCGCGTCGATCACCACGCGCAGCGTGACGGCGGATGTCGTGCCGCCAGCCGTCACTGCGGTGACGCCGACCAGCGTCGCGATTTCGCTTTCAGAGTGGAAAGAAGCACCCTTTGCGATGTCGGACCAAGCGGTGAGCCAGGTCCAGCAAGGGCTCATCCCAATGCAGTTGTCCCAAGCGGTCAAGTCGCTCGCAAACACGATTGACAATTACCGCCGGTCCCTGCTCTCGTCTACGACGAATCCGATCTTTTCATTCACAGGGACCAGTGGGACAACGCCATTCGCGTCGAACACTTCCCAGTATTTGGATGCGCGTGCGTTGATGAACGCGCAACTCGCGCCGATGGATGACCGCTACTGCATCCTCGACCCGGACGCCGAAGCGAACGCCCTCGGCCTATCGGCGTTTGCGGATGCCTCGGCGAGTGGGTCGCGGGAAACCATCGTCGAAGGCGATATCGGTTATCGGCTCGGTGCGCGGTGGGTCATGAGCCAGCAAGTTCCGACCCACAGTAATACGGGTGCCGGCACGGTGCTGGTGAACGATGCCTCGGTTTCGGTCGGTGACACGACCCTGACCTGGGATGGCGGGGGCACCGCACCTGCCGCCGGTGATATCTTCACCGTGGCCGGTGACACGCAGACGTATTCTGTGCTGTCGTCCACCGCGACGGTCATCACGATGAATCCCACGGCACAGGTGGCCTGGGCGGATGACGCTGCCGTCACGTTCAAGGCAGATTTCGTCGAGAACATCGTGATCCATCGCGATTGTCTCGCGTTCGCGATGGCGCCGCTGCTCGATACGAATCAGATGGGATCGGCGGGGCATCTCCAGTCGACCGCCGTGGACGAAGACTCGGGTCTGGCCCTTCGGTTAACGATCTCTCAGCAGTATCGCCAGACGCAGTGGGCGCTTGATGCGCTCTACGGCGGGGCGGTCGTGCGACCTGGCTTGGCCGCCTATATCGCGGGATAGGTGATTTCTGATCGCTCTTGGGCGGCGTGGCCCCTCAGTAAACCGAGGGGTTGCGTCGTTCTGAAATGGTCAAGAAAGGACGACGCGATATGACTTCACTTAGTGTGAAAACGAAAGTCGTGACGCTGAAAGACGGCACAACCGCGGTGATCAATACGTCAGACTTTGATCCGGCAATTCATACCGAAGTTTCCAAACGGCCTCCGGTGGGGAAAAAGCGTAAACGCGAGGCCGGTGTCATGCGTTCGGGGGGGAGGTCGAGCTGATGGCGGTCTTCCCGAAACGCTCCACCAAGCTCCAGTCGCTCGACCTCACCGCAATCGGGGCCGGCACCTATACGAGCGAAGGCGTCTCGATCCCGATGGCGGCCAGTGTGGTCGCCATCCAGTCTGTCTTCGTGCGGGCCGGCGGCGGCACGACGACGGATGTGTTCATTCAGACCAGCCTCGACAACGGCTCGACCTGGATCGACATCGCACAATTCGCCCTCGCCACCACCACGGTGACGAAGGTGTCAGCCGTGCGGCCGTATATTGCAATGGCCGCGAACGTCACGCCGACCGATGGCGCGCTGTCCGACAATACCATCCTCGACGGACTGATCGGGGACCGGCTGCGCGTGAAGACCGTCGTTGTGGGTGCGTATTCGGGAGCCTCGACGCTCGCCGTGAACGTCTGTATTAACTGATGGGGACAGCCACACTCGTCGCGACGGCGAAAAGCACGACGGCGAACTCGTATTGCACGCTGGCGGAAGCGGATCAATATCAAGACAACCGGCCAGCGGTCAGCACGACGTGGGCCGATGCTTCCGAAAACAACAAAATCCGGGCGCTCCTCTGGGCTACGCAGCTCATGGAAGCGCTCTTCGATTGGACCGGCTACGCCTCGACGACGACCCAGGCGCTCGGATGGCCGCGGATGGGACTGCTCGAACGGATCGACGTGGATCTGGATTCCGACACGGTGCCTAGTGAGGTGAAAAACGCCCAATCCGAATATGCGCGGCAGCTCCTCGTGACGAACCGCGCGCAAGATAACGACATCGAAAGCCAGTCGATCAAACGGATCAAGGCCGGCTCAGTCGCCCTGGAATTCGAGGAGGGGGCCGCATACAACAAAGTGGTTCCCGATGCGGTTTATTTGCTCATCCCCCAGGATTGGTTCACCTCCGTCCGGGGTCGGTTGACCGGCACGCGGATCTTGGAGCGCGCCTCGTGAGCCTCGCCACGATTCTTCAGGACGGGATCTCGGTGGCGAATACGATCACCGATTCACTCCAAGCGACGATCACCCATGCGGCGTTCTCGTCAGATGACGGATACGGCAAGCCGACGTATGCGACCGGGGTCGCACGTAAGGCCATCGTCGAGCGTCGACAAAAATACGTGCGCACCGAGGCCGGGGACGAGAAGCTCAGTCTCGCCAAGCTGACTTTCGTCGGGCCGGTGACGATTAACGAGCGCGATCAGATCACGCTCCCCGACTCGACGGTGATGCCCATCCTACGGATCGATGGCGTAGTGGACCCCACGACAAATGCTGAATACCTCGTCGAAGTGGAGCTCGGTTAATGGCGATTGACTTTGAGGTCGGTGAAGTTCTTGGGAACATCAAGAAGCTTGACCATACGATCCCACTCGTAGCGGCGGCGGCGCTGTATCAGGAGGCGCTCGTCGAGCAGAAAAAGTCGATGAAACGGACGCCGGTCGATACCGGCGCACTCCGAGACTCACACCAGACCAGTCTCCCGAGATGGAAGGGCCAGAACCTCGAAGTCACGATCAAGGTCGGCGGCCCCGCGGCGGCGTATGCCGTCATCGTCCATGAAGATATGGAGGCTGACCATACCAAGCGCGGTCGGAAGACGGGCGACGTGGGTGTGGTGGGCGAGGCGAAGTTCTTAGAAAACACAATCAAGGAATCCGCGCCGTTTCTGCTGGCGCGGATTGCGAAGCGGATGAAGTTGAACCAGGGGATGGTGTAGTGGCGAACGTCCTCGACGATCTCGCCACGCGGATCGCCACGGCGATTTCCGGCACGGTCGGCACCGACGTCTTCAAGAGCATGATGCCGGCGCTTCCTGATGCCGCGGTCGCGCTCTACGAAACCGGCGGACTCGCGCCGGAGAAGCGCTTCGGCTCTGCGGGGGTCGACTGGGAGCGGCCCGGCGTCCAGGTCGTCGTCCGAGGCGCGCCCGGTGACTACCAAACTGCACGCACCACGAGCCAAACGATTTTCGAGAACGTCGCGGAGATCGAAACAGAGGATCTCAGCGGGACGCGCTACTACCTGAGCGACCCGCAGCAGCAGCCGTTCGGCCTGAGTGTCGACGAGCAAGACCGCCCGAAGGTGGCGTTCAATGTGCTATTGACCAAGGACAAGAACGCATGAAGTGTGGATGTGGATCTCCGAATTGGAAAAAGGTGCTCGGCGGTCGCGAGGTCTGTATGTCGTGCGGCGCAGATCGGGAGGCAACAAATGACTGAGCGCTATCGTGCCGTGGTGGGTTTGTCCTATCCGGCACCGGGGTCGCTGAAGGCGGTGCTGGCCGCTGGCGGGCTGAGCAAGATGACCGCCGAGCAACGTGCCAAAGTTGTTTTCAAGCGCGTGAAGGCGGGGGCCTACGCCGACAACATTCCTGAGAAGTCGGTTAAGTGGCTCCTCAAAGGTGGAATGATTAAGGTCGCCGGCGCGCCGAGTGCGAAGGCGAAAGGGAAGGTGAAACGCTAATGGCAGTTGGAAAGTTCGGCCCTGCGTCAGGGATTCTCCTTGTCGATGGCTACAACGTGCTTTCAAATAAAATCACCAGCCTCAGCGAGAAGGCGTCCAGCGAATTGACGGACACGACCGGCATTGGTGACACCGCCTACGAGACGGCCCCGGTCGGAAAAATCACGATGGAGGTGACGCAGGAGGGCGCGTTCTTCGACACGACCGCGTTGTATTCGCACGCGGCGTTTAGTGGGAGCGTGCCGACCTCACCCCAAGCCACGGCGCGGATCATGTGCGTCGGCTTCGCGGGGCAAACTGTTGGGTATCCGATGGTCGGCTGCGAGGGGGCATTCAGCGAT